GAAGTGGTATCACTAAATACAATCAAGGAATGGACACAGACAGTTTAAATAAAACTGCATCAGGTATTAATACTATTTTATCTCAATCTCAAATGAGACTTGAATTAATTGCTAGAGTATTTGCTGAGACTGGAGTCAAAGATATATTTAAAAAGATGTTTGAATTGGTTGTGAAGTACCAAGACAAAGAACGTATTATTAAAATTAGAAATAATTTTGTTCCAATGAATCCTATGGAATGGAGAAATAGATGTAATGTTTCTATACATGTAGGATTAGGAACTGGTTCAAGAGATCAACAGCTTAGTATTCTTAATGCAATACTTAGACAACAAATAGAAGCTATTAAGTTACAAGGATCTCCTGCTGGACCAATAGTTAATCTAAATAATATCTACAATACTTTAGCTCGTATAATTGAAAATGCTGGGTTGAAAGATGTAGGTTCTTACTTTACAGATCCAAAAACTGGTATGGCAAATATGCCACCGCCACAACAAAAACCGCCATCAGAATTTGAAAAAGTATCACAGATTCAAACACAGCAGAAAGCTGCTGAAGCTCAGATGCAATATGAAAATAGAATGCGTGAGATTGAATTAAGATATCAAAAAATGATGCTTGACTTTGAAGCTAAAATAAAAGAACTTGAAATGAAGTATGAGTCTGATATAGACGAGAAAGCTATCAAACGTGAAGCAATGGAAATGAAAGGTATTTCAGAATCCAATAAAACTATGCTTGATGCTGCAACGAAACAATTATTGCAACCACAACAACCACAAGGAATGAGTGTAGAAATAGATGTCGAACCTGGATCAAGAAAGTAATAGAGGCGTTAAAGCTAAACAAATCTTAGAAAACGAATTATTCGAAGAATCTTTTAAAGTATTAAAGAAATCTTACGAAGAAGCAATATTTCAAACTGGACCTAATGACGAACTTGCAAGGACTAAGATCTACCTTGCTTATCAAATATTAGGAAAGTTTGAGAGCCATTTCCGTACTGTTATGGAAACTGGTAAACTTGCAGAGAAACAATTACAGGATCTCCGCAAGAACAAATAGCATCACCCATTACGGAATGCTTATATAACACCAACCACAAAGGAGTGTACAATGTCAATAAATTCTCAAAAGAGTTTAAACACAGCAACAGAAACTTTAAAGGGTCTGATGCAAGGAACAACCGAAACAACTCAACCTACAGAAGAAGCTGCTCCAGTAGCGGAAGCACCAATAGTAGAACAACCTGTAGATGAAATTGTTGAGGAAACTTCTGAAGCTATTGAAGCAACAGAAGAAGTAACTGAAGAAGTTACAGATGAAGCTGAACAAGATATTAATGAAAGTTCTGAGGAGCAACCTTCATATACTGTCAAAGTTGATGGTAGTGAAATGGATGTTACCCTAGATGAACTACTTCGAGGGTATTCAAGAGAAGCTGATTATACACGCAAAACGTCAGAATTATCTTTAGAGAAATCAAAGGTTAATGACATGATGCAACAATCTCAATCCGAGATAAATCAAAAATTGTCTAAACTAACTGAGCTTACTTCAATGGCTCAAGGACAACTACAAGCAGAGTATAGTAATATAGACTTTGAAAAACTTTATGAAGATGATCCAGTAGAAGCAGCTCGACTTGAACACAAGATGAGAAAGCGTTCTGAGAATCTACAACAAATTCAGGAAGAAACAAAAGCTAATCAAGCAAACGAATTTGCTAAATATGTTGGTGAACAACAAGCTAAAATTTCTACACTAATACCTGAGTTTAATGATCCTGCAAAGGCTTCCAAACTTAAATCAGATATGAGATCATATCTTTCTAAGTTAGGTTATGGCGATCAAGAAATAAATAGTGTTTATGATGCAAGACAAGTCTTGTTAATTAAAGATGCTATGACATATGATCGTTTAAAAAAGTCTAATGTTAAAGTTACAAAGAAAGTATCACAAGCTCCTAAAGTAGTTAAAGCTGGTGTAGCTACGAATAAAGCAGATCAGTTATCACAGGCAAGAAAAGATAAACTAAATCGTCTTAAGAAATCTGGCAATGTTAAAGACGCTGCAAGGATTTTTAAAGACTTTCTTTAAACTAATATAAGGAGACCATAACATGGCACAACCAAGCGAAACGTTTGACACGTATGACGCCAAAGGTATTAGAGAAGATTTAGCGGATGTTATTTACAATATCAGCCCTGAAGATACTCCAATCCTTTCTGCTATCCCTAGAGCGGTAGCAACCTCAACTTCACATGAATGGCAGACTGATGCACTAGCTGACGCTGCTGCAAATGCTGTTATTGAAGGTGATGAAGCAACTACTGATGCTGTTGCTGCAACTGTAAGAGTAAAGAACTTTACACAAATTCAAGATAAAGTAATCGTTACTTCTGGTACACAGACTGCAGTTGACGCTGCTGGTAGAGCAGACGAAATGGCATATCAAATTGCTAAAAAATCTAAAGAACTTAAGAAAGATATGGAGTTCGCTCTTATCAAAGAAAACGTATCTGTTGCAGGATCTGCAACTGCTGCGAGAGAAATCGGTTCTTTTGCTACGTGGATTGCAACCAACGGAGATGCCGCTGGTGCTTTATCTACTGGCTTTAATGCATCAACAGGACTTACTGCTGCACCAACTGGTGGAACAGATAGAGACCTGACTGAAACAATACTTAAGACTGTTATTAAAGAAGTTTACAGTTCTGGCGGAGACCTAGATATGCTAGTAGTTCCACCTGCTGTTAAACAAGTAATATCTGGTTTTAATGCTAACACAACTAGATTTGGTCCTGCTGAATCTCGTACTGAGTATGCTGCTATTGACGTATATAGCTCAGACTTTGGCGACATTCAAGTTGTACCGAATAGAGTTATGGCTTTGACAAATGACAAAGCTTGTTTCTTAATCCAAAGTGATATGCTTGCGGCTGCATACTTGAGAGATTTCCAAGTAGCAGACCTTGCTAAAACTGGTGACTCAGAGAGAAAACAACTATTAGTTGAATGGACTCTTGAGATGAGAAATGAAAAAGCACATGGTGTTATTTTAGATATCAACCAATAAGACTAATTAGGGGAGGCTTCGGTCTCCCCTTTTATTTATAAGGAAAGAACATGAAAGCTCCAACAACATTTAAAATGGGTGCAACGCAAACTGTAGCTGTAGGTACATCATCTGCTGCTTCTAATGCTATTGACGCAAATACTAGAGAAGTAAGAATTGTTACAACAGTTGATGCTTATGTAGCTATTGCTGCAGCACCGACTGCTTCTTCATCATCATTTATTTTACCAGCATTTACTGTTGAGTATTTTAGAGTATCTGGTGCTGATAAAGTAGCTGTACTAAGAGTAGGCTCTGTAACAGGAACTGCAAGAGTAACTGAACTAAGTCAATAATGAGACCATTATCTATATCAATACGAAGTCAAGATAGGTATCGTAATCGTAGGACAGATGTACCTAATGATGCCATGAACCTTGAAGATTTATCATATCTATTATTAGAAACAGGAGACAATATCATACGAGAAGATGGTGTTGGTGTTTCATACTTTACTGATACTCCTATTCAGAACTAATGACATTTGAAGAATTAGTTAAACTATTAAAAGAAAAAGAGCATAGCTCTGAACAACAAAAAAAGAACAAACAAAGAACGAAATTTAGAAAGAGGATAACACATGGCTGATAGTAAGATTAGTGCATTAACAGCATTGACAGCAGCTGCTGCTGCAGATGTACTACCTATAGTAGACACAAGTGCAACTGCAACTAAGAAAATGACTATAGAAAATATATTTAAAAGCATACCTGTAAGTGTAGGTGTTAATGAAGGCACACCACTTGCTAAGTTGCACGTAACTAGAGATGCAGTAAATCATTCAACGCAAAGTTCATTAGCACCAATATTTGTTGAAGATGATAATAGACCAGGTATTTTTTTCTCAGGTAATTTAAACAATATAGGTATTATACAATTTGGTGATAACTCATCAATTAATGCTGGTGAGATTTTTTATGATCATAGTGCTGATAAGTTTAGTTTAAGATGTGCAGGTACTGTACAAGCAACTTTAGCTGATGGTGTATTAGCACCAGAAACAGATTCAGATGTAGATTTAGGTACAACCTCTTTACGCTTTAAAGA